ATTCTTTGATGCTTTTCGAGGCTTTTTCAGCCTTTTTTGCGTCTGTCCAGTACAGAACAGCGTATTTAACGGATAATGGTATGCGATACTTGTCTGTTTCATAGCATCTATACCCTCTTTCGCTCAAACCAAGCCTCTTTGCCATGTCTATTTGGCTCAAGTTTAAGTCTTTTCTTTGTGATTTTAGCTTTTCACCACTCCAATCACTGAAACTTTGATCGTTCTTTTTCATTTTTGCTCCTTTAACACGCCACAATCAATTAAATCATCTACCAAATCTTTATCTGCATGAAATCTTATTGGCTTGCCAGTCCAATCACACGCAAATGACGCATAAGTACGCCTCAAATCCTCCCTATTCTTAAAAGCAAGTTTTGAGTTTGTGGTTATCTGATCTATAATCTGAGATGGTGTGCCACTGTAAATAGTGCCACCCTCATCTTTATCCATAATGTAGCTTTTCATATATGTAACATAGGTTTTCAGTGCCTAAAAGTCAAGAATTTTTTTTATAAAATTTTTTTGGGGTCCGTTTTTAAAACATTGAGGGCTGTTTGAGGGAAAGTTAGTGCAAGTGCACCCAATATACAAAAATACAAAAAAAGGGGGGCATATGGTATGCCCCCACCGATTTAATATGTAGTTAAAAATTATCTGTTATAAGTACTTTTTAATTGTTTAACTATGTTATGAATTTGAAAGACTGTGTCTTGATATTCTTCTGCAATTAGATTCTTTCCATTGTAAGAATCTAATTCAAATTCACCATTAAGTATTGGATTCATAACAAACTTTAAATGAAAAGTTTTATTATTTAATTTAACTTTTTTATTATTAATTTTTATTCTTCTATTCACGTTTGACTCCTTTTGTTTGTTTGTGAAAGTATTCAAGACTAGTTACCTAGTCTTGAAATTCTGTTGTTAAACCAAGTCTTTAAAGACTCTGCCAAGTTATTAAATGGATGGGAGTCTGCATTGTTATTAATAACAATTTCACCTTGTGACTCCTTTTCCACTTCTAAGGGAATCTTATAACCATTTAAATCATATGCTCCATTTGATGTGCCATTTAAATGCCCATAGTATTCTTGGTTAAGGCATATAACTAAACTACAATCACCAAGTTTACGTCTTATAGTGTTGATTGTACGTCTTACTGAACGTGCATCGTTAATGCCTACAGTATCCATAATTTCCCTTGTAGTTGCCCCTTTTTCACTTTGTATCATATCAAACACTTGATATAACTTTGTGTTTCTTGGCATGGTATTGGTTAAAGTATCCATATACTTCACACCTTGATTCAAGACTTGGATTCTGTGGTTGATAGTATAATCAAACATATTAACAAGAAACATAATCCAATTCTTTAACTTGGTATTATTTACTGTTCCTTGATGTTGTCTAAACTCAATCGTTCCACGTTGATTCCTAACATCAATATTTCTTAAATTAATTGCAAAAAACTTGCCTTGAATTACATCTTTTAATTCGTTGTAATTTTGGGAGTCTTCTATTCTATTTAAGAAACCATCAATTGGACTCGCATATCTTGAATTCCTACGACTAGGGGCAAGAAAGCTTGATATAAAGTCTTGGTATTGTGCATACCTATAAACAACGTCTTTGATAACCTCAAATTGAAACATATCATTTGAATCTTGAAAATATGTATCATGCTCTTTGAATAATTCAATGGAACGTCTATTAAAGTCTTCACTATCCATTGTTATTGGTTTAACTCCAATATGAACATGATGACCACATTGACGAGTTATTCTCCCACCATTGGCAATAATCAAGTCATTAACTTGGCTTGAATACTCCCATGTAGATTCTGCTTTACTACTAAGTGGGGGAAAAATAACTTCACATCCACTAGGTAAACTTGCATCGTGTTTAACTTTAATAAAGTTTAAGGTTGGATGGTTGGCGAATAGATTAGACCCATCATAAGTGGATAATCCATCAACCTCCCTTTCAAATCCTAATGCTACATCAATCATAAGAAACCTCCTATTTGTTAAAATGTTAATGTTTGCGAATCAACCTTAGCATTTTTAAGCGAACATCTCAAGCATTGAATACCTATTTATGAAATTAATTTAAGAGCAGCTTGGCGTTTTTTTTAGTTGTTCGCTCAAAGAGAACAGATCCCTGGAAGATGGAGCAGCATAGCCTGGCAGTCCGAGTCCGAACACCGAAGTCCGACAGCCCGACAGTCCGATAGACCGAACAATAGTTCGCTAAAGGAGGATCGCAAGCAGGGCGACCAGGTTGATTTTACGGCAGGTCCCAGGTCACCTGGGTCCGATACCGAACAATAGTTCGCTCTAGGGAGCGGACGGCAGTCTACGCCAGGCACCAAAGCGAACAATTATTCGGTTGAGGAGGAAGCCCGGCCAGGAGCAGAGGCAAAAAAAAACCCACGCCAAATTAAAAGCGTGGGTCTTAGTCCGAACAATGTCCGATATTAGGTTATAATGAGCAAGAACCAAAAAGCTACCCACATCATCATAATACCGATGGCGTTAATTAAGAACATCCAAAACATATTAACCCCCATACGCTACGTTGTAGCCAATGACAAAGCCTAACATTTCTTCTTTACTGCTAAACCTTTTTAAATCATCGCCAAACTGATTTGAACCAATGTTGATAGAATAATTGTTGAAACTTATTCCATTCTCTTTAATTCTTTTTTTTATAACTTTGAAATGATAATTTTTAAATCTTGGGTTATAGCCATATTTTGTTACTTTTTCTGTAAACTCATGACATTGATTGGCATAATAATATTTTTCCTTTTGTGGCAACTTAATATTAATATTGTCTTTATTTCTTTTAAATAAAAGTTCAGACCTTTCGGAAAATAATGCCAAGCTATCAAACTTGGAATAATCCCTATTATCATCCAGAAATTTATTTATTTCATTTATTCTATTTTCAATTTTATATAATTGTTGTGCATCTAGCATAACGACTCCTTTTGTTTAGTTTGTATATATATTATATGGTATTCATTGCCTACTTGTCAAGGAACAATAAAACTTTTTTTTTGCAACAGCTTGTCCTGGTCCTAGCTCGTCTAGAGCGAACAATAGTTCGCCAAACAATTGTTCGTTTGGTCTTCCCAGGGAGAGAAGCGTGCTGATGTCAGCATGAGGCGGAAGCTAAAACGAACAATAGTTCAGTCCGAAGTCCGAAAGTTGTGCCCGAGCCCGGCGAGCCCGTACGATAGAGCGAACAATAGTTCAGTTTGAGCCCGGTAAAAATCCGAGCCCGGTAATAAAGCGAACAATTATTCGCTGTCAGCTTGCGTCCAGTCCGACACCGAACAACTAGCAAGAAAAAGCACAGCAGAGACCAGCCCGACACCGAACAAGTCCGAAAGTCCGAGTCCGAAGTCCGATCTTGGAAGCCCGACCCGGGCGTTAGACCGAACACGCCAAGTGTTTCTGCTATTTTGCGGGTATTACACTATCATGCTCTATCTCCAATGGGTCGTTATGGGTCTTTGTGGCTACTTTCATGCGTTTCTGTGCTATGTCTTGGAATTCCTGCAATTTAGCTAGTATTTCTTCTCTTGTCATACTGTCTGTTCGTTCATGTAGCACATGAGCCTTATTAACTAGAAGTCCAGTTGCCTTCAATCTGAGTTCTTCAGCTCTGATAGCATCGCCATATTTCTCTCTATCTATTGCTAAATCCCTTATCTTTTTTAGATCACGCAATGATTTTTCAAGCGTTACACCGAACTTTGACCTTGCCTCTTCTTGCATCTCTTGGTAACGCTCTTGAACCACTGGGTTACGCAACAAGCGAACAGCATCAACTCCAGGATTTGCGTAACCAGCTTTCCGTGCTGCAGATGTCTGTGTCATGTCTTTGTGCATAAAGTTATCAAGAAAAGCTTGTTGTTTATCTGTCAATCTTTTCTGACCAGCAAGCCTTTGCTCTCTTGATAAATCTTCTCCTACTTTGGGCATAAGTTCTCCTTTTTTGCTATCAGTAAATATAGGGTATGGGGTGGGTTACTTACCACCCCCCTATACCCCCTTATAGGGGGGAAGTTCGGTAAGTTGGTAAGTACCAATAAAAACAATGACTTACAAGCCAATATCAACTTACCATGACAAGATGTAAGTAAAAAAAGTAAATCAAATTTACTCAATGATTTCAATAACTTACAACTTACCATGCAAATCCACTTACCAGTAAGTTGGTAAGTGGTAAGTAAACTACTCATAAATCACCAAAACTTTTGGGTTAGTTGTTCGCTTAAACCATGATCCTTTAATGGTGTTTTCAAAGCCTAGTTTTCTCATCATATGTATATTCATAAAACCACAATAATGGCAATCATCATCACCAAAACCAGCTTTCTGTGTGCAGTTCAGTTTATGCTCAACTTCAATATCACATTTTTGAGCTATGCCTTTCTCAACTGCACAACCAAGACAAATGGTTTTATTATTCAATACAAGTTCTCTGCTTGGCAAAATCATAGCATTACAACTTGTGCAACGAGTTTTAACTTGCTTTGTACTTTGGAAATCCATCTTCATCTTCCTCATATCTTATAATCTGACCTACATCAAAGTTACTATACAATGGTATATTATCAAGCACACCTGTGCCATTTAAGGCATCACCCTCTGAAATCTTAACCCACATTCGCTCTGACGCAAGATTAAGTTTTCTACCTTTGTCATTAACAGGGAATCTAACTTTGGTGTACCCATCTGCAATGAACTTCTCATCACTTGCAAAACCCCACCCTTTGGGTATGTGCATGACATTTTTCTGCTCAAATTTTAAAGCTTTTCTTCTTTCTTTTTTATCCATTAACTACCTACCTTTCTTGCTAGATTAATATTTAAGTCTTGATACATATGAGCCTCTTCTGAAGCACGACTTAAAAATTTGGTATCAAGTGCAAAATCCTTATACCCCTCATGTATAGAGCTATAATAAGCATCTGAGGGCATACCAATGCCTTTCCTACGCATATAGTAAAGCATGACTTTATGCCCTTTAAAACCGGGTATATCAATTTTTAGACGCATCTTCTTATAAAGGTAAGGATAACCCTCAAACCTATCTAAAGACTTTTCACACTCTTTAGTGATCTTCCATAAGCCAATAGGCACTTTTGCACCTTTGTCTTTAACAATGTCTGCAACACCATTAAACACAAGCCTATACCCAATTAAATTGAAACCAAGTATAGGCTTTGCTTTTGGGCAACGTACTTCCATTGATCTCATATTAAGATTTGCACCATAAGCACCATATAACATTACACATTCTCCTTGGCATCACCACCATTAACAAACGAAAGAACTTCATCCCAATCATTTGTATTTAGGATAGTGTCGCCCTCTCCATAAGCCTCTTCCCAAATGATTGAATACTTATTCTCAAATCCCTCTGCATCACGAGTCGCATCATCACACACAAAGATTTGTAAACCATTAATGCCAAAGCTAGGACATACATCATTATGGTAAGATAAAGACACCCACTCTTTTGGAATATCCACATCTAACTTAATATCAGGATGTGTATACTTAGGATTGCGAGCATCATTCTTAATACTGTTTTTTAAATTATTCATTACTCTGCCCCCTCTAAAAAACAAGCACCTAAAACATTCAGTTCTTGGACAATGCCAAGACCATAGTCATAGCCTTGTTTGTAATGATGACATCTTTTATCATCATCTTTGTTACCATGCACTACGGCATCAAATATGCCACTCTTGTATGAATCCAAATCTTTAGATGTAAGCACATCGACTTTTATCAATTTGTTATAAGTTTTAACATTCATTGAGCTACCCTCTTTTCTACAAAATTAATTACTGCATCTAAGTTATCTGTATTAAGCAGTAATGAGAACTTAGACTTTGTTATATTAATATTATGAACTTCATAACCATTGCCATTTACATAAATAGCTAAATCTTTGGTGTGATAAACTTGCACATCACCAAATGAAGCATCAATCCAATTGCTAGGAAACTTTTTAACATGGTCTTGCACATCATTAATCATCTCCCAATAATCAACCACATCACTATGAACATCTTTGTCCTGCTCACACTCATGTCTAAGATTAGTTCTAGCTTGAGCATTGGTTGAATCGCCAAGAAACGCATTAAGCATTTCATCTGTAATCTTAATGTTTTCCATTACACAGACTCCTTTTTGTTAAATAAATGTTGTGCATAAAAAGTCCTAATATCACTAATGCTATTGTAAAGCTTAAAGATATGTTCATGCTCTTTTGAGCTAAGATTATTATTGGAAAGTTGATTATCTAGCCAATTTTCCATATCACCAAGCTTAACATCTTCTGCTTTTTCTGAACACTTGACTAACGTGTCAAGTTCTTGCTCATCTTTACTAGCACACCACTCATCAAATGATTTGCTAAAATGATCATTGGTTTCTATGCAATAGATTTCATACTTGGCAAACAGCAAACCTTTTTTGCCAAAATTTTCTTCAACGCATTTTAACAACGCATCTACGTTGTCAAACTCTGTTGTTACAAATTTGCCATTGTCATCAAATGATGGCCAAACGCACTCTTGTACTGCTTCTTCAAATTTATTTGTCATAACAAAACTCCTTTGTTTAAAATGTTATATATTATACATAGGCATTCATATCCTATATGTCAATATTATAAATCAAATAATTTTAATTGTGGTTTAACATTTGTTATTCTTGCTTTGGCAATTTCATAATATTCGCTCTCTTTTTCTATTCCTATGAACTTAAAATCCTCTTCTCTTGCACCCATACCTGTTGACCCACTACCCATAAAAGGATCAAGAACCACGCCACCCTTGGGCGTTATCAAGCGAATAAGGTATCGCATCAGCTCAACAGGTTTAACTGTAGGATGAGTATTGTTCGCTCCTGCGTTACGTTCTGCCTGGTTAGTTTTTGCCGTGTAAAAGTATTTCGAGCTATCATCAGGAAACACATCTTCAACCACACAGCTATCATCGTGCATCACATTTGATGGGAAACGACCTCTGTCATTAAATTCTTGTTCGCTCATGCCTGGGTCATCAGCTGACTGACGAACATTAGTTACGTTTTCGTTACCTCCTCGAAAAAAGTTATACGCTTGTTTATCAGTCCTATCAGGACGAACAATGTTATCACTAGGTTTACACCGAATCCGACACTCATCAATGTTAATTGCACCAGTCCGATATTTCATCACATTGTCTGCCACCGACTTTTCCGACAAAAGTTTTCTTGCTAACACCATTGGTTCATGTGCAGGTTTGAGTGCAGTACCCCAACCCTCCCATTCTGAATTACCTTTTGTTACTGTTTCAGTTCCATATCCAAAAATAGCTTTGTTGTTTTTGTTCGCTGGATCAGCAGTATATCCAACGCCTTTTTCAATGGCATCTTGTACGCTACCTCTATGTATTGTTCCGACCACCTCACGCTCATTGCCTTGTATCTTATCTATTTGTTTTCCAATATTATGTGACTTTGGAAACCCACTACCATAAAGCCAAATACATTGGTCTCTAATTTCAAACCCAGCATCTTCAATAGCAACAGCCATTCTATGATATGTTCTAGAGCCACTAAATGCTATCAAATGACC